CTGGATGAGGTTCATGCTTACCTCGAAATCACCACTGCAACGTGGATCCTCGGGGAGCCGCCCGAACCGCCGCCTGCCACTGCTAGCTTGATCGCCTGCCCTGCCGTCACGACATTTGCCGCCGAGGGGGTTGCAACATCGACATCGCCCGCGGCGGATTTAGACGTTGCTATCGTGACCACACCACCCGTGACAGGAGTACCGCCGATGCTGGCCGTGATGGTGATGTCCGCTGTTCCAACTGGCCCGTCAATGACGGAATAGATTTTCGAGATCGAGCCCGCATGGGGGCTGACGATGTAGTAATCAGCATCCGCCGAACCGTCCGCGATGTCGAGATTGAGAATTGTTTCGTTGATCTCTGCGGCTGATGCGGATACTTGTACGCCCCCGATCTTGAGAGCACCACCCGACTCGATGTCGATGGAGCCGCCGCTGGCAACGACCAGTTCATCGCCGCCTGCCTTCTTGTATACTTTCGGTTGATAACTCATTTCTTCCTCCGTGGTTCATCCGTTGGTTGCAGCCTCCCGGGGCCGGATATACCCCGGGAGACCTACCCATTTAAGGGACGGTTACGAAATTGCCGGAACGTCCAGGCCGTGACCCTTGACCAACACAACGGAGATCGGGCAGCCGGCAGTTGCGCCGGTCTCGGCAGCGGTGATCTTGAGGAACCGCTTGCCGCCGACATAGCCGCACTTGTAAACGGCGTTGTCCTTTGCGGGATCGTCGATGGTGAAGATGATTCCGGTTGACGACGGGGTAACACCGAGAACGTCAGCGGCAGCCACCGCCGAGTATTCCCCGGCAGAGCCGGTGCCGTCATCATCTGCATGTTCCAGCTTCAGAGTGTGATAAAGGGAAGCGGAGAGGGTGTCTGCCGAGGTGCCTACCGAGTAGACGATCAGGGCCGAATTGAAGCCCGCCAGGTCGATATCCGCAACCGCAGCAGGAGCGCCGCCGTTGGTCACGGTCACCGGGTCGATGATCGAGACCACTTCCAGGTTATTGTAAAGATCCTTCATCTGTGTGCCTCCTTATGCAGACACTTTCAGTGCCTTGATTGCTTCGTACATGACGATGCCGCCGCCGACCCGCTTGGTGGTGTAGAACAGCACATAGGGCTTTGAAGTGTAGGGATCGCGGAGAACCCTGACACCCTGCCTGTCGATGATGAGGTAAGCCCTCTTGAAATTGGCGAAGAAGATGGGATACTTGCCTGGGGCGATGTCGTCCACATTGTCATCGATCTCAACGGGCTTGCCCAGGAGGGTATCGGGAGCGCCGTCCTTGAGACCGGGAACCCAGATGTAATTCCCGTCACCATCCTTCATCTTGCGGATGGTGGCATAAGTGGCATCGTTCATGAGCCATGCCGCGCCGTTGCGATAGACCGGCTTGAGGGCGTGCTGAAGATCGATCAGCTTGTCCAGGTCATTGACGAGGGACGCATTGCCGCTGGTGATGTAGCCGACCTTGCCCCAGACATAAGAGGCGTTGGGTGTCATCGTGTAAGCAGCGATACCCTTGGGCTGCTCCACGCCGTTGCCGTGGATGAATGCTTCGCTCTCCTGCTCCGAGAACTGGATGGAGACCTCATCAGCCAGCCATCCGACGATATCCACCCTGGAATCGTCCAAAAGCATCTGGGTGGTTGCGGGCATTGCGTAGAGTTCCTTGGTGTTGATAGCGATCTCTGTGAGGGTGGGAGTGTTGGTCTCGGCCCTTGCGCCCTTCTCGCCAACCCAGCCAGCAGAAGCGCCGCCCTGGTTGACCAACTTCTTGTATGTGTCGGTGCCGATGGTCCGCACGGTTGCCAGTCTCCGCATTGCGGAAACAGACAGGGCCACGCGGTCAATGGCCTGCTCGTAATCCTCCGGGACGAGAAAACCGCCGTCCGGGTCGGAGAGAGTAGAGAGACCGGCCTGGACCTCCAGATCGCGGAGCCCGCCTTCCGTACCCTTGCGGAACCACTTGGCGAATGCGTCCTTGTGCTGCGCCTTCACCCTGTCCAACTCGTTCTTTCCGCCACCGGGGAACTGGCCCTGCGCAACTGTGGTTTCGAGGGTGTCAAGCCGCTTCTTCAGTGCCGATATCTGCGCGATGTCCGCATTGATCTTGTCCACCTTCTCGGTCAGGAGAGGGTCAGCCGCGCCCTTTTTCTCAATCTCCTTCAGGCGGGCATCGTTCTCGGCCTTGAATGCGTCAAAGGCTCTCCCGAGGGCCTGGATTGTTTCCTTAAGCTCTAAGCTCATTACTTTCCTCCATTGTAAATTTTTTGGATCAGGCTTTCGGCCTCGGCCTTCAACTCAGCATCACGCAGAGGCTTGAAGCGTTCGGCCACTATCGCTTTTGCAAAGGATCGAGAAGCGCCAGCATCACGCAGGGCTCGTTCGATTTCTCTTTCAGTCAAATCCCGCCCCTCTATGCTGCAAATGCCGTCAGGGGCGTTGGTGTACATGGTCAGATCGAATTGGGCTTTTGCTGCCTTGCCGGTCTCAAGAATGGTGTCGATGAAGCCTTTTTCCTTGGCTTCCTTGGCGGTGTACCAGGTCTCGGCCTTCATGATCTCTTTCATCTCACGCTTGCCGACCTTGGAGCGGCCAGCGTAGACATCCAGCATCTGTCCGGATATCTTCTCAAGGAGATCGGCCATCTCACGGAGTTCGTACTGATTGCCTGCCATGTATGTCCACGGGTCGTGGATCATCATCATGGTGTTGGAGTATGCCTGGATTTCCTTGCCAGCCATCGCCAGCACGGAGCCCACTGACGCGGCCAGGGCTTCGATGCGGATGGTGACCTTGCCCTTGTGGTTTGCAAGTGAGTTGAAAATCGCCATGCCGTCGAAGACATCGCCGCCGGGGGTGTTGAGGCGCACGAGGATGTCCTTGTCTCCGAGACTGTTGACATAGCGCACGAGATCCCCTGCATCGTTGTAGGGCCAGCCGATAACGTCATAAACCAGTATCTCGGCCTGGTCGTTTGCACTTGCCTCGATCTTGTACCATTCAGGTCGGTCAAGGGGCTTTCCCCAGTACCGAGATACTGCTTCTGCATTTTTCTGATTGCGGTAGCCGAACGTCATTCTTCGTCTCCCTTTTGCGGCTCTGTCTGCTTCACGGTGCTGGTCCTAGTGCGGTATTCGTCGCCGCCGTCGTATGGATTCATGTCCATGAGTTCCCGGGCCTCGTTCGGGCTGAGAATTTCCGTGTTAACGCCTATCTGGAATCCCTCCATCTGGTCTTTGAATGACCCGCGCAGGAGGCCGCGCATCTCGAATTTCGCGTAGTAGGTTTTCCGTTCTTCCGGGGTGAGCAGGTCGCGCCTGATCGCGCTCTCGTAGGAAGCAACGTCGATGGAGAACATCTGATAGAAAAGCATAAACTGCTCTGAACTTGCATAGGTGGGCGCCTTGTCGCCGCCGTTGACGAGCATAAGGGGAACACGGAACATCCCGCAGATTTGAGCCTCGTTCAGTTTCATCTGCTCCAAAAACTGAGCGTCAACGAGTTTTATCTGTGGAAAATCAATGGTCATGCCCTCGTCGATGAGCATGAATTCGTGGTCAGACCCCAAGCCCTCGTATTTCGTCTTGAGGTCTTCGCGGAGCTTGGCGTGCTGCGGGGAGTTGAGGGACAGGGGGTGTTTGATAACCGCGCTCGGGTGAAGGCCTTTCGAAAACCACTTGGCAAGGTGCCTTTCACTGGCTATGCCCTTGCCTATCGCCTCCCGTGCGTACTCGATGGGGTTCATGCCGGTGAAGCCGTCCAGGGTGAGGCCGCGCAGATGGAACACCTGGGAATTGTTCAGGTGGCGTATGTCGCCGTTGGGGAATTGCAGCTCGTAGTCCAGGCTGTAGTCCTCATTCTGCTTGATTGATCGGAGCATGCTTGCCGGGATGGGGATGAGTGACTTGATCGGCCCGTCATTACCTATCCTCGCCTTGTACGCGCAGAAATTGCCGCGCAGGGAGACATACGCCTCTGCCATTCCCCAGAAATCCGGCGCGGTCATCCATGAATTGGGCTGATGGAGAAGCAAGTCATAGAGATAGAAATCACTGGCCTTCTCCCGCATCCGT